GCCTTACCGAACCCAACCTCAAACTGCTTATGCGCCACAGCGAGGCGTGCGTCAAGAGCGCCCATCGAGGCCTTGATACCTCGGGCTGACACAATGGAAGCGCCGGGATCCCCGGTGAGCTGCTGCGGCTGGACCGACTGCTTGGACGCCTCCTCGCCCAGACGGGCAATGGTGTCCTTGATATCGAAGTGAGATGTGGGGCCCAGGCGGTCCACCTTGGCATCGGCCGAGCGGTACTGGAGAACGCCACCAGGACCGAAGTCCTGAGGGTTCGCAACATCGTAGGTACCGATGGCCGGGAAGGCGTGCTCCTCGGAAGACATGATCGTCATCAGCATGAGGCGCTGCATGGTGCGAAGGATGTGAACACTCTGGTCGAAGAGGCCACGCCGCTGACCATCGAAGGTCGGGAGCATGACTTCCCACGCCGGGACGAAGCCGAGGTCCCAGGGCTCGTTGACAATCTCGACCGCCCGGTTGGCGCCCTTGCCATCCTTGGAGATATCAACGATGGCGTAAACGATCCGGTCCTGCATGTACCAGAACCACTCCTCTACGTTCTCCTCGTTCGCATTCTTGAACAGGTTTTTGTACTGCGGATACATCGCCGCAAGCTCGGCCTTAGAGATCTTGCGAGCCACGAGCAGCTCGGTGATATTGCCCTTGTTGTCCTTGAGGGGGTAGGTGTGCCGAGGATCAAACCGCATGAGGTAGGGGTTGCGCTTGGACTTGTCGGTCTCCTCGAAATTGACCCACGCACCCATGATGGCTGACCCAGCTCCGGCGTAGTCACCCCACCACAAAGCAGCAAGCTCGGAGGTGTTGGACGAGTCCCACAACTCTCGCACCCGACGCTGACGCTTCCGGGCAGCCGGACGCTCCTCGACTCGGTTAGCAGTCTTGTTGAGAGGCACAGTGATCGAAGGGAGGATGGCGCCGCCGACAGCAGCCCAGTGATTGATACCCAGCTCGACTTGGTTCGCCACGGTAGGCGCCTCGGGAGTCTGGGAAAGGTCCGGCCACTCGACGTACCAGTTGCCAGTGGCGACGTTGGTCACCGTGGACACACGCATCTTGTGGTCCTTGTGCTTGTCAATCAACCAATCCCGTCGATCACGGAGATCCCTGATCGAGACATGAGTGGCGATCGCTTGGTCGATTGGGTGAGGCCCGGGAGTCGTTACCATCTAGGTACAAGGGTAGCACAATCAAGTGAGAGAACCGAGGGGAACCGGCCACGCTCTCACGGCGAGGGTACCATCCGATCCGACGTTCCGTCGCAGGCGGGTTTCTAACCACCATTCCCACCCCTCAGTTCCGACTGACTGACGCCCGGTTAACCTTCTGGTGGTACTCCGCACCGGGCGGGTTACCTAGCATAACACCCCGACAGGATGCTGTATTCCATCAACGCCGTCGCCAGTTCCTTCGGACGACAGGTGGGACCCCTCGCCGGTTCATCGACTCCTCTTGCCGAGGAGCTGGCATGTTGAGATTCTTGGCCTGATTCACGGCAAGCCACAGGGCGATGACGGCGTCCTGGATCTTGCTCCACGGGAAGACCATCATGTCGTCCACCAGAGGATCGAGCCACTTCCTACCCTCACTCCCGCCGTTGGCGAAGGAGATCAGGCCAGAGCCAAACAGCCCGGCCATTGCTGCAATGCCAAACTCCTCGTCCCATTTGCCGGTACGGCCCTTGCCGAGAGTATGAGGCCAAGCGATGTTGGTGCCCGCCTCCATCGCTTTCGCCATCAGGGACTCATCACCCCGCAGGGTCTTGACGAAGTTCTCCTCGATCACGGTGACGTCGAAGATCTTGCCCTCCACGCCATACCGCTCCCAGAAGTCGTACAGCAACTTGCGCCGAATGCCGGTGGCCCCGAGGTTGGAACCCACGAACAGGTCCACGACCGTGCGCACCTGGGTGATGGGGTCCACAGCCAGCACGATAGAGGCGGCCCGCCCTGTGGTGGCCGGGTCCACGGCGAGAATCAATCGCTCGTGCTCCATGACCTGATACCTCGAGCGGTGAGCGCCCAACTCGAAAGCAGAATCGATGTGTCGTTGATGGAAGATGGCTTGCTCGAGCTCGACATCCTCCTGCTGATAGATCAGCTTCCAACGGTTGGGGTCCTTCCGCACGATAAGGTCACGGAGGTCCCGCATCCCCATCTGGAAACCAGTGACGATGTCCTCGCCGTTGATCTCCTCCATGATGTCGTAGCCGTCCAGAGTCCAGTACCCCTCCCAGCTCACCTTCTCCTCTTCAGTCCATTCGTTGAGGATGGCGGGGATGACCACCTGACGGAAGAGGCGCTGACCAGCCCACTGCTTTTTCCAGGCACCGTAGAGATCTTGGGGAAGGAGGCGAGTGCCGTTCACCACAACCTGTCCACGCTGCGCTCGAGACCGAGCCTCACCATCGAACCAAGTATCGAGGCGCTCTCGGGTGACCTCGGAGATCTGGTTGTCCATGACCAGGGCATCGTCCAGGATCAGGAGGTCAAGACGGGCGCCGTAGATGTGCTTGCCAATACCAAGCGCCTGGATCGTGGGGTCACGCTCGCCGGACTGCCTGTGCTTGACCATGATCTGGTCCTGGCTCCACTGCATGTCTCCGTGCTCGGGCTTCCACCCGCCAAAGTCCTTGATGAAGTTGCGCTCGGTCTCAGCGTAGAGGTGATCCTCGGTGAGGTACCGCTTGATGCGGTTCAGGAGATCCTGCGCCTTGGTGGAGTTCTTGGTCACGATGGCACAGCGGAGGTCGGGGTTCAGGGCCAACCGATACAGGACATACCACAGGGACACGAGGGTGGACTTCCCCGACTCTGGGTGCCCTAGGATGAGCACCACCTTCGCCATCGGGTCAAGCAGGGCCTTTTCGATCTCCATCTGGTGAGGAGCGAATTTCAGGCCGCCATACAACCAAGTGAACTCAGAGAAGCTCATATGGCTGAGGTCCGGGTAGGTCCATGCTGCGACCTCGCCGGACATGATGGCGAGGGCCTTAGCCTCCCACTCGGGGTCCTTCTTGCGCATCATGGCCCACCACCGGTAGGTGTAGCCGAGGCGCTCAGCAGCCTGTGAGTAGTTGTAGCCGTGAGCGATCAGGACGAGAAACTGCTCCTGAGCCCACTGGCGGTACCCGGAGGTTCCTTTCCTACCCGGTGCCTTGGGAATCCAGACCTGTTCCAGGCCCTTCCAGGTCCCGCTTTTTGTATCGTTCGACACTGATCATCTCCACGTCAGCGGTGAAATGCGTGCCGTCAAACGACAAGCTGTCCTCAGGGTACTCGATCTTGACAACCTCCGCACGGGCAAAGCCCCTCTTCAGCACCTTGCGGGGCAGTGTGAGGATGACGAACGCCCTACCCGGACGGGACTTGGGCTTCGGAAGGCGGAGCCAGCAGTACCGCTTGTCATACCCCAGCAGCTCGGCGCTAGCCGTGACGAGGATGGACATTTGCTTGGGCTGCTGTGATTGCACTGGAGACCTCCTTGGTCAACCAATCAAGCTCTGGTAGGTCCGGCCGGTCATCGAAATCTGCATACTGAGGCGCAGTGCTGTACTTGTAGAGAGCCATGCAGTGCCACGCTGCGTGAGCAAGGTGGTGAAGGCCGGACTCGTCGTCAAAGTTCTCACCAGTCCAAAACAGGCGTAGGTGGCGCTTTAGGGCTCCGTAGCTCAGACGCCAGGAGTAGCCCTTCCGCCAGTTGTCGTCGTCGTACTTCTCAGCACCCATACCACACACCAAAGCAAGCTGCTCCAAGAAGGGCTCCACAATCAGGTCGTGACGCTCGAGCTTCTGGCCCTTCTCTCCCCCCGTGCTTGAGGTCTGACGAACCTCCGGGGTGTTGTGCTCGTTCATGCCAGCACTCGGACACTGGTCTCGACCAGCACGTCCTTGAGGGGCTGCAAGCGCTCCATCCAATCGGCCTGCTGAGGGAAGTACTCCCAAAGAGAGAGGCCAAGCTCCTGGGCCACGAGCACCTCGGCTCGGGCACCTTGTGAATCCATCCATCCAGGAAGGAGCACGATGGACTCGACAGCCAACACCATACCGAAGTCCTTGCGCATGTACCAGTGACGCTTGACTTCCTCGACAGAGAGAGCCAGCACCTCAGACTCGGTGTACGCTTCGCCGGAGCCCGGAACGAGACAGGAGATCCCAAGGCGAATCAGGAACTCAGCGCAGTCCTCAAAGCCCTGCTTGTTGAAATCGATGTGACCTGTCATGGGGCCAGAGACGTATGCGGTCTTAGGCATCTTCAGATACGGCATCCTCGTCCTCCTCGTCCTCGTCAGCCTCGACCACCTCAAACCGAATACCAACGGGCTTCAGTGAGTCGGTGACATCAAGGCCCGCCCAAGCACCGGACTGAGCATTCTCCATGGATGCCTTTTTGAGCACCAGAGTGGCCTTCTTGCCGAACTGAATCACCATGGCAGCGAGCAAGGTCTCCCGGTTGTTGAGAGCCTGCTGGAGGCTGTTCTTCTCGAGCACTGCTTGGTCGTACATCTGCCGCATGTTCATCAGAGCCATCCCTGCCTGAGCCTGCGCAGCCCGTGCGTCTCGGCGCACCTTGGCAGCCGTCATCCTCTTACGTCTGATCGGACGAGTGTTACCCATGAAAATCCTTTCGAGTCGTTACTGGTACAACACCACAGGGTGTGTGCTTATTCCGGCTGAGTAACGAAGTCCACCAAGCTCCACGCCGATTGGCGATACCCACTGAAGCGGAAGAGGGCCTCCATCGCATGAAGAGCGCTGTTCCACTCCTTGGTGATGAGGACGTAGACCGCCACGTTGGGATCCATTGAGTCAGACTCCGGCGCCACCACGATGCGGTACTCGGTCTTGTCAGGGGGCATGTTCTTCATCAGGCCGCCCACCGGCCCACCCTCAAATAGAGCGATCATCGGAAGGCTCGTTCGATGTACTTGCAGTAGGCCCACCACCAGCGGAAGGGAATCCAGGGTGGCTTGTACTCCTTTGCCCAGGCGTGGAAGTCAATTTCATCCATCCCGCATCATAGCAAGCACGGTGCCCAAGAAGAAGCA